AAGCTGTAAGTTGTATTGATCTGCCAATTTAGTAAACAAAGGTGCTGTACCAGTGTTGTTTGGCAAACCACCAATTTGATTAATGATAAATAAGGCTTCGTTATCTTCTAATGTAAAAGTTTTCATAGGTATCCCCTAAAGTTGTTGTTAAAAATTCATGCTGGCAAAGTTGTATTTGAAACCCAAGGTAATCCAGTTTCTTGTACAGGGTTCTTTTGTGCTTCAATCTGTGCAGTTAGACTAGCTTCTACTGTGTCTTTGCCTAGTGACTCTTGTACCCAGCCAACAACTTCAGCTTGGGTTAAATCAGCGTAAGGCACATACATTTTATCTTCTTGTGTATAGCCTACTGTGCCATAGGTAGAGGCAGTAAATTCACCATCAACAGCATCGACTGTGTAATGAACAGTTACTACAAAGCCATCAGAAGTTAATCTGTCCATCTGTACTACATTCCATGTAAAGTTCATTTTATTTAGCCTTTAAAGTTGCAATTTCTACGGCTTGTGCATCTACTTCTGCTTTAAGTTCTTGAATAGCAGCAGTTAATGTAGCTACTAAAAATGAAGTGTCAATACCTTGATAAATTGGATTTCCTTCAGCATCTACGGCATCTTTTTCGCCAGTTACGCAATCAGGCACTACTTCAGCTAATTCGTGTGCTATGAAACCTTGACCATTTGAATTATCCAATTTCCATTTATAAATAACAGGTTTTAATGCAGAAACAGTAGCTAAAGCACCTGTCATCGGTGCAATTTGTTCTTTCAAGCGATAGTCTGAAAAGGTATTATATAAAGTAGCTGTATTGTTTCCAGTAATACTACCAATTCCAGTTCCGTTGTATCTAAAAGAATGAAAATATTGTGTTGTTGCATTTGGAAAATCAGAAGTCATGCAATAGTTACCAGTTGCATCACCTTTTACATAAACTCTAGAATCCCTGCCAGCAACAAAACTTGTAGTACCAACTAACAAATTACCACTAGAGTCAATACGCATCCGTTCTGTGCCATTAGTCCAAAACAGCATTGGATAAGCACCACTCATATATAAATTACCTGAATATGCTGCATTTCCAAAAACGCTTGCTGTGCTACTGTCCAAGCCAGCAGTAAATATTCCACCACTTGTAGTCATTTGCAAATAGGTTGCCGCAGTTGTGCTTCCAGTCATTGATATTGCATTAACTGTTGCGGCAGAAGATGTGACTTGTAGTTTTGTAGAAGGACTACTTGTACCAATACCTACATTTCCACTAGCATCTTTATAAAACTGTCCAGAACCTAGATTAACTACTCCTGTACCGCCTGTGAGAGTTCCTGTGTATGCAGCATTAAGAGTAGTTAAGGTAGAGCCATCAAAGGTCAGGTTAGCAGAACCAGCCAATAAGCCAGAGCTATTGTATTGAACTTGGGTGTTTGAACCGCCAGCACCACCGATTACAGAAGAGGCTAATACCCATGTCGGAGCAGAACCATTGGACTGCAAAATATAGCCATTAGTACCAATTGCTAATTTAGATAATGCAGTGCCTGTACTGTAATACGGTAAATCACCAGCAGTAAATGAAGTTAATCCAGTACCGCCATAAGAAGTAGTAAGCGCATTAGTTAAATTTAATGTATTTGCAGTTAATGTAGTGCCGTTGAATGTAAGATTTGCTGAATCTTGCAATAGCCCTGCTGTTCCCGCATAGGTAACACGACCAGAAGTCAGACCTGTGTCGGTTAGGCTTGTAAATGCGCCTGTAGAAGGCGTTGTGTTACCGATTGGAGTATTGTTAATCGTATCTAATGTTACTGACACATTCTGAATAGATCCGCCAGTAATGCTCACATTGGCAAGGGCTACCGTGCCGTTTCCGATGCCATTTACGGCTGCATAAATGGTAGCAAAGTCGCTATCTAGGTTAGTCAGCGGAATGGATGTTGTGACATTTCCGAATACATACGGTACTGTAATTGGTAGAGCCATATTAGAACCTCGTTCTCAATTCTTGTTCAAATTCAAATGTATTGACCACGAAAGCAGCGGAATTGCTTGTCATGGTCAAGCCTATATACTTACCCCATTGTTGAGCATCTGATTTAAACAGAGCATAACCTTCACTATATGTCCATGATATTACTTGAGAACTAGCATTTATCCAAGGGATAGTTGTTCCAGAAGTATTAAACCAAGTGACTGTATTTGTGAGGTAATAAGGAGGGCTTGATCCATATTCTGAATCAACCGTTACTTCAAAAGCAGCGCCATTATTAAGCGTTGCCTCAATACCAAACTTCAGAGCTTGCTTAGTACGAATAGGATCAGTCATAGGCAATAATGCCGTCTGTATTCTGCTCGTAATTGCGCTATTGGGATCGGAATACAATTGATACAAAGTAGTGTTATCAACGCTAAAAAGCGTATCCACACCAGCTACAGGTACAGAAGTAATATATTTTAAATTATCACCTTGACTGGTCAGAAACCATTTTTTATCAAAAAATACCATTTGCATATACCGAGTGGTATTTGTAAATTCAGTATCGTTATACCGAATAGTGAATGCAGCGCACAAAATGTTATTTAATAAAACTTGTCCTGAGGTGATTTCCTCAGTTGCAAAGTTAATATTAGGGAAAATACCATCTAAAGGGCTGGATAACTTGGTTGTTGTAGAGCCAACAAGCGCATAAACCCCGTAATTATTCATAAAAATCACTGAACGGAAGTACGGAATAATCGCATAAGGCTGCGCTGTACCAACAGAAGCACTCACATTGGTATTGGTAAATAAAGTCTGTCCTGTGCTTGAAACTTGCACATTGGAAAACACATTGATGGAAGAATCACCAAAAATGTATAAAAAATCGTTAGCAGCTAAGATTTGTTGAATATCACCATGCAATGTAGAGTCGGTAAGTTCTAAAGATCCCGCTGAAACGCTTGTAAAGTCGCTGTAATCACCTGCTGCACTGTAAGTAATAGTTCGACCTGACGCAATCCAAACACGCCCTGAGAAGCTCGATATACCCACATTTTCATTAGTATTTACTATAGCTTGCAAAGTAGCGTTACCAGTGACGGTAGCGACAATATTGGCTGAGTTTGTATAGCCAGTGCCAGGGTTAGTCATAATGACTTGAGTAATGGTATTCCCTGATATGACTGCTGTGCCAGCAGCGCCTGTGCCACCACCGCCTGTAATCGTTACTGGAGTTGTATTACCAGAATATCCAGCGCCACCATCGACTACATTGACCTGAACTGTTCCTTGGGCAAAAGTGCTGATCCCAGCAATTGCTGTAGCACCGTTACCGCCACCGCCTGATAGGGTAACAGTAAGATTTGCAGTGTTTGTGTATCCAGATCCACCTGTGACAATACTGATTGATCCAACTGTATTACCGCCAGATACCAATGAAGTAGCCGCATTAGCCTGAACTCCACCTGCTTGATCTGGTCCTGAAATAACTACTGAAGGAGCAGTGTTGTATCCAGTGCCCGCATTGGTAATCGCAATGACTCCAACAGAACCAACGGTAACTGTATTGTTGCCATCCCAAGTGAAATAACCGTAATTCGGATCAAGAATCAAACATTCAGTGTTGTACCACTGACTAGAGTTCATCCCTTCAGAACCGCTAAAAGTGCCAGCAGGGGCTACCTGACCTCTAACTTGAGTCTGAATCTCATAATATTGAGCAGATCCATCAGCCAAAAAGAATAAAAGATAGTCGTTTACACCTAAATTTACTGAACTGAAATAAATAATTTCAGAAGTTTGGATAACTGCATTACCGCCTGAATCTTTAACTAAAACACTTGTTGGAACAATATGCATATTGCCGTAACCAATTGGCTGGGCATTTTCCAGCCATGCAAACTCCTCAGCTTCAATCGCAGTGCGGTTAGCCTGGGTGTTTATTCCCTTAAACTGCTTAATGACTTCATAGGACTTTTTCTGTTCTGCTGATGCCATAATTTAGTAAGGGGTGCTATATACGGATGGGATTCTGCGTGTAAATACTGTATTAAGAACGGATTGTGCGTGTTTATTGTATTCCTGCTTGTAAATTTCAGCTTCCCCGTAGGATTGCTCATAATACTTAGCCAAATACGCTGCATAAAACTGCACAGGCGTTGTGTAAGGGTCGTTAATGACATCCGTAGTGTTTGGAGAAGTTAAAGACAAGTTGTTAGGCAACACTACGCAATCAATCTCTAATTGATAAACCTGATCTGGAACTGGTCCAATATAAATCTGTTGCTGACCATAAATGCTAAAAGCAAGTGGTCTGCCAATGTAGTTTTGCCAAAAACGCAATCTTGCGTTGAAGTCTGACCATGCCAAGTAATCAAGTGGTACACGGGAGTTTCCCCAGTACAGGTTGATGTTAACAATATCTAGCACCGTATTGCCGTTAGATGGCGTTAAAGGTGATGTTCCCATCAAGTAGGTCAAGGCTGGATAGCTAATATTTTCGCAATTACCAACATAAGTTAATCCACAAGTGCCGTTTAAGAACTGACCGCTTGGTGGATAGTTGTTGTAATTGTTTTGAGTAGCTTGTGGGTACGGAGGCGTTGTACCGCTAGTAGTACCAGATTGAGTTACTTGATAGATGTAGATATTGCTAAAAATGAATTGTCCAGCAGTGTAAGCAGTATTTGCTGCCCAGGCTGATGGATATTGTGGCGAAACTCCGCCAATGGTCGCTGTAGGAGCAACCATACATGGTGTTTGTGTAACAACGACTTCTCTTAACGCTCCAGTATCACGAACTGTTCTCTGACGAGCTTCGTTAATGTAATCCGTTAACTGTGAAGGAGAGTAGAAGTTATTGTTGGCATCATGAAGCAACCTTTGGACTTGCGTAAGGTATGAATTAAGTGTTGCCACTGGTTACCTTTCATAAGTCATGCTACCGCCTGTAGGACTTTTCCCCTTGCCTTCCTTTCAGACGGCAGGGGTACTCTTTCCACCAACGGGGATATAGATTGGTTCTTTTTTGGAGCTTCAGATGAAAAATCCCACTGAGAAAGAATTTCTAAACCTTTTTCAAGGTCATTAGCAGTGATGATCCATCCGAGTCTTGCCAAATACGGCTCTTTGTTCTCATCTCCATAACCAAAAATGTGACGAGCTACTTCAATAGGAAGCTCTACAGTTTCACCTTTAGGAAAAGTGTAAAAGACTCCAGCGTAGCCATCTTTTAACTTTTTGTCAGAATTATTAGTTACGAAGATTGAGGACATATTTAGAACTTTACAACATCGCCATATACGCTAATTGTAGCTGTGTTAGTGTTGCCACTAGCAGTTGTTACATTCACATATAGTGCTTGGGTTACATTACCTGAAACAGGGACAGACGCTGCATACGGAGCTGCAATAGTTAAATCAGTGAACTTGTTTACACCGTTCAATTGAGTTAACGCCACATTCGCTACAACAACATTTGAACCTGCTGAATCTGTCGAAATAGTGACATATGCAGCGGATACATCGCCAGATGGGTTAGATACCGTAATTCTACGGAGAATAACCGCACCTGAAGATGCTGTTGATCCTGATTGTGTTAAGCCACCCCCAAGAATAGGTAACACAATACCAGTTACGGTTGCGTTACCTACTGTATTGAAGGAAACATTTTGAGCTTGAGCAATGCGACCATTCCCGAAACTATCAAGGTAAAACTGTGATACTGAATCTGGATTAGCCATTATTACTCTCCTTAACTTGCGTTGTAAGTGCCAGTGACAGGCAAACCACCATCTACGGTAGCCAATGTCAAAGTGGCAGCAGTAGATGCGTTAGCAGCCACATTCACGCCATCTGCGGAAATCCAGCCACCAGCACCAGAAGCAATCACGGTTGTCCATGTTGCAGCGTTTGATGTTGCATTGTAAGCAGAAACAGCAGAAATGCTCACATTGGCAGTTGGAAATACGATGTAGTTACCAGCAGGAATTACAACGCCTCCTGTTGGAACTGACAAAGTAGTTAACTGAAAATATGCGCCTGGAGTATTTGCATAAGTACCTGAAATCAGGATTTTATTATTTGCGAGTGCCATGTTATACGCTCCTTATAGTGAAATAGAGTTATAACCCTGCACACGGGTCATTGACTTAGGCTTGGTGCTTACCAATTCGGCAATCATCAAAACTGCGCCAACATAACCGATCTGCCAGTTAGGAAGTGTAGATTCAAAACCAGTAAATACGAATGAACCCTGATCGTGGATGTAGAGGCTCATGTAGTTGCTGTTAATGAAGTACAAAGTACCTTCTGGGCAATATGGGTCTGGATAGATTGGAACACCAGCTACCATCAAAGCACGGAAAGCTGCTTGAGGACCGTTGGAGTCGCTATCAAAGCCGTGTCCTGGGGTAATTACATACTGTTCTTGACCAACATAGTCTTGTGCCAAGAGTGTCCATGTACCGAAACCGCAAACACCAAAAGTAGGTACTTCAGCACCTTTCTTAACTGTACCAGAAATGTATTGAAGTACATTTTGACGAGTTGGGTTTACAGAACCAGCGTTGTACACCTTAGACTGCCACCATGTATAGGTAGAACGGTTGATGTTACCGTAAGTCTGCATATTTGTACCATCATCAATAGCGCCTGGCAAGCCAATGAACTGTTGAGTGTTGGTGTAGTTTGTGTAAAGTGCTGTAGCCATCGCATCCATCATCACATTGGTTGCATCGTTCATACGAGCTTCAATGAGAGGGATGATTGCGTAATCTTGCTGAACTGCGCCTTCCATACCGAGGAACGGTACTGGGGCAATCATCAATTTCAAGTTGAACTCAGCATTAAAAGCACCTTGCTGAACTGCTGGCTGGTTGAATGAACCAGAGTAGTCAGACCACTGTGCGTTAACAAACTGAGCGCCTTGAACTGGCACGGTTACTTGGGATACACCGCCTGAAGCAGATTGACTGTTAGCAATCAACGCAGCCATCAATGGTGTGCTGTTATAAAGTTGTACTACCAGCTTGGGGATAAACGCTCTACGAGTTACATAAGTAAGCTCATTGTATTGGCTTGATCCTGATGCTGGGACTATTCCGCCACCTATAGGCATAATAATTCTCCGTTAAAAGTAAATATCCCCATTTACTGCTGTTTAAATACCAATTGGTCGAGTGTTTTTACGCAACTCTTGCAATGCTTTTGATGCCTCATCCCTTGCGCCCATCTGTGGGTTTTTCCAATACTTAGAAAGGTCAAACTTATTCAGTGCGCTTGGGTTATACCCCATTGCCGAATTAGGCGTTGGAGCTGCTGCTTGATTCATCCAATCGAAGTACTCGGCTGCTGTTTCATGATTGGTCATGCCTTTTTCAAGCATTACTTTTTCAATTTCAGCAATTTCTTTTTCAGAGCGATTTAACTTTGCTCTGCGTTTTTCAAGTTCTTCTCTTGCATCTCTATCACGCAATTGAGCCTCTAATCTCATTACCCGTTCTTCAGCAGCGGTCACCTTTTTATTGGTGTAATCCTCAATCTCAAGTTCAGGAATGGACATTTCAGGCTTGACCTGTTTAGTCATGCGTAAAAATTCTTTGCGTGTTTGTGGGTTATCAGCTAATTGCTTAGCCAACATTGCCAATTCATCACGCTGTTCAAACGAAAGATCTTCTAAACTCATTTCATATCCCCTTTATTTATTAGATAACTTTCTTTGTGTCACCAGGATGTGACATATTCATCATATTTTTGTAACCAGCTTTAGGAGCAGATGTTAAACCACCGAACTCTGAATAACGAGGGGTGTTAATAACTTGACCATTTTTCTGGTTATTGTCAGTAGGTCTGCGTGGAAGCGCAGCGCCACGAGGTTTAAATAATTCCATGATAATTCCTTACATTTGTGGAGTTGCGGAAGGTTGACCGCCTGGTAAACCGCCAGCACCAGGAGGCGCAGGAGGTGGTACTTGGGCTGACATACCTGGGATTTGTGGTGCTTGTGCCATTGCTTTTCCTTCAGCCGTTGCACCACCAGCTTGAGGCAATGTTTGCAACATCTGCATGATTTCAGTAGGTTGCAATTCATTTGTCTTGGATTTCTTAGGTCCAATGACTTTGTTCAATGTGCTAATCGCCCCTAAAATGGAGCGACCTTCTTCGGAATCAGATCCTACGGCTGGGAGAGCTTGTTCTAACAAGTCTTGAGCCATAGATAAGTTAATCATGGCTGCTTCACGATTTCCCATTTTTGGTTCTGGGGTGCTCATCGGAGATGACATCGGAGCTGCACTGTTTTCAGACATACCCGTTGGTGCTTCAGGCGCTGGAGGAACGCCAGCAGGGGTTGCTTTATCCCTTTGGCTTTTAATCATCTGCATCAGTTGGTCTGAAGGTACTGACATAACTTTTTCCTATTAAGTTTCTCGTATCGTAATCTTAATCTATCAATTGTCAAGTGGGGGGAATTATTTAGTTTCCCTCCCCCTCTAGGACTTATTCGGTCTGCCCGAAATAACCCTTACGGATTACTTGCGTGCTTTACGACCTTTGCGAGCTTTGCGTGCCATGTGAATGACTCCTTAAAGAAGCGGTCACCTATTTCAAAGGGAAGGCAGCCACACCCTTTTCTCCCGTGAAGGAAAACCAATTAACGCTTAGACTTGCGTGATTTTTTGTGAGCTTTACGCATTTCAAAATCTCCTAGTTAAGTTTATCCCCTGATAGACCTGCCCATATTCCTAATTTTTGGACTACGGTTAAAACTTGGTGTGCTTTGAGTACGATACTCTAAACCTGGACCTTTTTCACCTCTTTTTAAAGATTCAGTTGTAACTTTTGGCTGATCTGCTTTTGGTGCTATTGATTGTGCCATTACGCTGCTCCTGGTTCATTCTTTGGGTGCTTTTCCTTAGGCGCATGACCTGGAGGCTTTTGCTGACCACCACTTTGCGCCTCCATCTTTTTCAAACGCTGTATAAGCAATTGTTTACCTGGAGCTTCCACCATGTCAAGTAAAGATTCTTTGTCAATTGCGCCAGCTTTAAATAAATTGAACGCCAATTGCTTTGTATCTTCAGTAAAGATTGGGCTGTTAGAGTGAGCATCAACTTTAACAACATAATCGTTAGTAAACTGCTCTGCAATAAACGGCACGCCTTCAGTATCTTTGTAATGTGTTGGGTCATAGGCTTGCATGAGCTTGAGATACAGTGTTGCTACCTTTTCCAAGCTATCTTCCACAATCAAAGCCCGTTTTTTAGCTCTTGAAGAACCTAAACGAGCTAATTGGCTTGCATGACCAGCCGATCTTACGCCAGACTCGCCTTTACCTTGCAATACATTGCCAATACCTGAAACTTCTTCAAACATTGCGCTAATTTCGTGGATAACCTCAAAAAGATCAGGTGGCATCTGCGGTGCAAGGCGTTCAGCCTTAGCGTTGGGCATATCTGAGCTTAAAAGACCACCAGCACGGTTTAATGCAAAGTTTTTCTCATCCAAGATGCCAGAAAAGCCTGTCAACGCTGTTGGAGGGCTAACTTGCTTGGACAATAGATCCAAAATCTCTACCCAGCGCACATTGAGCAAAGTTTGAAGCTGCATGAGCTTTTGAACTTCCGATGCGCCCCAAAAATAGGTTGGCAATGGGTTTGGGCAGATCTGAACAAATGGACATTCGCCTTTAAGGAACAAGGATGCACCTGGTCGGTCATAAATAATAATTCCAGGAGCTGCGCTAGTTACCACTTGATAATCAGAAGTGTCATCATTCCACACCCACAACTCAGTCATCTCTACTGTATCTTCAGCTACTTGAGCTTTGTAGCGATTTACTCCATACAGATCAAGGTTGATGTTGCCATAGATAGTCGGATTGGTTTGACTCATCACAATACGATTTACTGCTTCAGGAATCTCTGATTCATTAACTCTTGTGCCAGTCGTGAGGCGCTTTACGATGTCATCACGCTTTGGATGGGAATACAGACGGGCATATAGCTCCGACTTTGTCATGTAGTAAGTTTGTACAATGGCTTCTTGCCTGTCTGTATAAGGGGTGTCCTCACGCAATATGCCGATAGAATCAGGCTCGATCAGGTAAGGATTAATGCCGTTGTTATAAACCAGCTTTACAAAGGTGGTGTTATAAACCAATGACCAAGTCAACGCAGTCGAAAATACTTGGTCTGCATTGGAGTTAAGCCACTCGTCATTGAGTGCTTGAGTCAATCGTGGTGTTTTGCGCTGCTCCATATCGTGGACTGAAGCGCCCAATTGTAAAGAGAAGCGGGTTGTTTCCGAGCTATAGAGGAAGCTAGTAAGCTGATCTAAGTGCGGATTGATCTTGTTGAAATAGGCTGGTGGTTCTTCAGGTCCAGCGCCAAATAAATAATATGCCCGCTGAGTGGTGTAATCACCTTTGCGGGCATCTCTTGATACCAGGCACTTAGCAATGATGTCTAAATAAAAATCTTCTCTTGCTTCGGGTGCGCTAGGTATTCTCATTTTTTAATCTGTAAGTTTTCAGGATCTCGTAATGTTGAAGATGGATCAACTCTAGGTCCTGAGTTTATACCAGCCTGAGATGGTGTCAAGCCCGCAGCCTCAGGTTCTTTACCTAGTAACGGTCCAACAGGTTTTGAGAATTGTCCAGCAAGAATAGATTGCATATTCATGCCTTTCATTCCGCCACCCCAGACCGCTGCGTCACCAGGGCGGGCTTCCCTTGGGGCTTCCGCTTGCGGGGTTGGGACTTGACGCTTGAGCTTGTCTTTGTCAACTCCTTTTTTACGGGTTGCGAACTTTTCGGCATCTGCGTATTCTTTTTCGGTGAACTTGTTTTTCTTGGCGAGGAAGCCTTCTTGGTGCTCGCCTTCACGGGTGGTTTTGATGTCTGACATTCCGAACTCCATTGCGAGTTGCTTGGTGGACTTGTCCGTAAATCTTGTTTTGGCGCTGACCAAGTTAGGAGCTTGCAAAAATACGACCATAACTTCTTCATTACATCCTTTCATGGGACATTTAGGAGTCCTCGATTCAAAATAACCGTGTTTAGCACAGTGAAAATCATTTACTACAGCCATTGTTATATCCCCTTCAATTGCTCGTCAAGTGTTAAATCAGAATAATCATACTTCGGTTTGATACCCATATTAATCTTAATCTCCCCGTTAATCAATGTCAATTTACTGGATTTATGAAGTATGGGCTTGGCTTCTTTGCGATATTGAACAAATAATGAGGTGTCACGGTTCTGCATAATGGCTACTTCCCCATTAATCCATTCTTGATAGGATTTTGACACCCTTCTTTGGACATATTCAGTCAATGGTTCACTCTCATTGATAAAAACATCCCGTATATGGGATGTAGATAACCCAGCAAGCTCTGCAAACAAAGGAATAGAGATTCCTCGGTTCTTATCCTTGAGAAATCTCTTAATAATCCTTCTAAGGTCAGTTCTACTGTGGATTACCAGTGGCATTACCATAAACACCTATCCTTTTAAGGTAATCGGACACATTTCGACCTACAGTGAGCTGTTCAGGGGTGAAATCATCCTGTACACGGGATACTCTGCGAGTGAGCTTTTGATTTATCAATCTTGGCTGTACTTGTTCAGCATAAGCAGCGCAAGCTAGGGCTGTAGCGATCACACGGTCATCTTTGTTGCGACCAGATGCTTCAATTGAGCTGCCATCACGAATAGTGGTTTTCATTTCATCAATGGTATCCAAATCGTAGATGTCTAACATCCCACGCTCAAAGTAATCCTTCATGTAGGTGAGCATCCTCTCTTTGGTAGCTGCCGTTGTCATCCAGCCAATCGAGTTAGACAAGCCACCCATCGTATCGTTCCTGCGCCAGATGTAGTTCTGCATATTGCCGTACACATCCATGAGGTCTTTACCCAAAGCTGTACCCATCGCAGCAGCTTGACGCTTGAGGTTGCGTAGTTCATTGATGACCGCCTGACCTGGACCATTGATCTCAAGGTTAAGAGTTGAGTTCTTGTAAGCGCCAGCAAGGTGGGCGATCACCCAGGCAAATTGGTAGGTGTTCATTTCAGAGGTGGCAAATGAAGCCACCTGCTCAAGCCCATCTGCATATACCCGCAGCACCTGAATACAGAATCTATCAGCCCAGTCGCTAGATCCATAAGCAGGATCAGCACCGATAACATAATAAGCAGTGTCCACAGGTTCTTCCCAAACCTTGAGCGTGGCAAGACGCTCAGTGGATTTAAGTACTTCCGTGTCTTGAAAGTTAACTCCAAAAGAATATCTATAGGACTCATAGGGTACTTTCTTTAGTTTTTTCATGGCATCCGTACATCTTGCATTAGAAAAGAAAGAAGTGCCAGTCATCACAAAGGCGTAGTCCTCAGTAGGCGGAAACTCTTGATACATGAGGGAGTCATCCTTAATACCCTCTAGCATCTTCCAGCGCCACCAGGCAATCTGACGGGAATTGATTTCAACACCGTAGAGCTTTTTGATGTCACGCACCCATTCTTTTTCTTCACCTGTGAGCTTGCCATCCCAATAGACTTTGTAAGTCTGACCTTCAGGATCTAGGGAATACAGTTCGTTACGCCACCAGCCACAAAAGATAGCCCGTTGAGTCCGAGCCTTCTTAGCAGTAGTGTACATTTCGTGAAACATATTAAAGCCCCGTGCTGTGGACTCAAAAGTGTACAGACGATCAGGGTTAGTTTCCGCAAGGGAAGCTAGCAAGGAAGCTAATCCTTCTTCATCTCCCCAGCTTGAGGTTTCCGTTCCATGAAGGTATGTAATAGCCTTACCACGACCCAGACTTCCTTTCGCTCTAAGCCCAGCGACTTGATAAAAGATACGGCTGCGGTTTTTGAGGGAAAGCTGATTTCGGTTGTGAGCAAGGATCGGGATTTTGAACTCTTTGGGCAAACCATCCATATACATGGCAAGGGTTGTTCGGAACATATCCCTATTTTCTTCCGTATCTGTTGTGAGTGTGCCTTGAAGCCCTGGGTGCATGAAGTGCCAGTAGAGGTCAAGTGCGAGGGAGATAGTCGTGATTCCAAGTTGCCTTCCTTTCAAGATAACAAAAAAGTGGATGTCCTCCTCCAAGCCCTTTGCGATTTCATTCATCACATAGGTTTGACTACCAAGAAGGTTATCCATCTTGCGTAAGCCTTGCTCTTTAGTTTCAATCTTGAGCTGCTTACAAAAGTAGTAAAAATGCTGGAGGTTAAATTTACTCATTGGTTAGCCAAGGTAATTTGTTGTTGTATTTCTCAAGCATGGTCTTATTCCCTTGTTCAAAGAAGTCACGACCTACTGAGTATTCGTTACCACCAAGCCTAAAACAAAAAGTGTTTTGTCCTGACCAAGCAAAGTTGGGATATACCTGAGTAGCTGCTGCGTAGAACTTTCGATCACCACCCCATCCTGGCTGAGAAAGAATAATGGCTAAAGTCTTGAGGCACTCCGTTTTCATGCCCCACATACACCAATCCACAAAGCTATGACCTGGTGCGTTCCAGCAGTCGTGAAGGCTTCCAAGGGCTTCGCAGCTATCTTCACAGATAAACCGCCCTTCCTTCTCGTACACAGAGCGTAGGCAATAGACCCAATCATAATCTTCTTCCATTTTGGTCATAATGGACTCTACATGATTAGGCTTGTACCAATCGTCATCGTTGCAAAAGAAAGTCACATCTTCATTTACAAGAAAAGCACTTGCAGCATAAAGCCTTCTGCCTTCTACATCTTTGCCCCCGACCTTACCATCCCAATAGCAGATCTTTAATTCTGGGTATAGCCTTCTTAGTTCTGCGTATTGATTAAAGCCTTCATCGCAAACAATGTAATGCACCACTGGATAAGTCTGGGCTTTTACACTAGCAATGCAGTTTGCTAACTCCCAGTGGCGCTTCCCGTTGGTAACTGTGACTACGGCTGCGGTTTTCAATTGTGTTTACCTAGTTTTTTGATTTCAAAGTTAGGAAGATCCCAATACGCCACCTTAAGCCTAGCGGTGTGATTCCTGGCTAGGTCAATCAAGGCGGTATAGGTCATGGGGCTAAACCGTTCCTTCCATTCTTTTGCTAATGCGATCTTTTGCTTCTTGGTTTTGCAAGACAAGGCTCTCATCATTTCTGTCTTGTACATCTGGCGTTCTTGACAGAGCCGTTCCCAATCAGTGTACGCAATCACCATCTTCAGGCTCTAGCAGTTTCTTGAGATGCAAAATCTCCGCTTCAGCCATCATGAGCAGTTCAGAGGACTTGGCATGAACCCGCATCAACTCATGGAAGATGTCATCTTTAGTCATAGCCCATATTCTGGTCATGTATTCCTTCTTAGCAATGTCCCCAGCCTTCTCAATGTATTGCTGGACTGATACTGCATCTTTTATTCCGTTCTCCATACTCTTATTCCTTCTCCGTCTTTTCTAGCAATAAACTTCCGATTCAATTGTTTGCCTGTTCTGTAGTTTGCATTACAGACAATTTGCAGCTTCCCCGCTGGTACAAAGAATGATTCACCGATCTCCATAATCCTATATGGGTACACATTGCGCTTTTTCTCAGGGGGTATGGGAATATTTTTTTCTACTTCAATAGTCATGCTATTCTCCTTATAACTTAACTCATCATACACTACCATGATACACACATACAACGAATATCATCTAGGCGATAACCTTATTCATCTGAACTATTTGCGTAAGGTTTGTGAGCAAGATAGTGACATGGACTTTGTTCACCATTGCCATCCGCAGTACCATAGCCAGCTACAACCCTTGTGTGAGGGCGTAAGCATCCTCTTAGCAGATCTATCCATCCCACCAGGCTCTATTAACGCTTGGATTGGCAGGGACAACTACTTTCACAACCACCCTCTTAGACGGCAGTGGGCGCAATTTCACATGGAATGGTTTGACCATCTATCAGACCTGTTAGAAGTTTCCTCGCCTATAGCTTGCAAGGAAGATCTCTTGTTCGAGTATCCTGCTCTGAGAGAGCAGTCTAGGTATGAGTTTGACCTCCTAGTCATTAACTCTCCCCCACAGTCAGGGCAATTACCAGACTTTAATGCGGATTTCTTTAAAAAACGGGTCATGGAATTAACAAATGAGGGGTTAAAAGTCATTACTACCCATCCTACAGGCATCGTTCCTAGCACTCTTGAGAGCCATTACACGGTCACTGACATCGGTGTGCTTAGCAAAGGCGTGCAGTTAATCGAGGGTGTGGATACTGGTCCAATGTGGACTACCCACAATATCTTCAATCAAGACAAGGTGTTATCACGCCTGATCTACACCAACGCCTCTGATTCATTCGATCTGTCAAAGAATGTCATCGTTAAGCAAAGTCTAAAAAACTAGAATTTTTTTTGGGGTGGAATGGGAGAGGGGTACGCTCTCCATCAAGTCCAGTCCCATTCACTTGGGCGGATTCAGTCAACGATCTAGCAACAATCAACGGGTAACCATTACCAGTTACGCCTATAGATACTATATAAGGCATTGAGCTAGTGATGACAGGGATACCCTTTAGGAATTATGTAAAACAACAGAGTGCGGAGAGTAGTCTACCTTTCCAGGCTTCGGCATACCCAATCTCTTATCTATGTATCTATCTACTAACTTACATAATTACTATATAAATATAGAAACTATAGAAGCCTATGAAGTATAGAAAATAGACTATAGACCTATAGATTATAGAAGATAGACTATCACCTGGATCATAGCATAAGACTATTGGAAATAAAACAACAATTAAAAAATACAATGGTATAGTATAATCATTCTATGCTTATAATCATACCTATGAGAGCTAATCTCATAACCTAACTACTAAGAGGATCTACCATGACTACAGCACAAGTAAACCGCATTAGCGTATATGACAGCGTTACCAACAATATCATCGCTAAATTAGAGGCAGGGATCACGCCTTGGATTAAACCCTGGAAATCAGGCAGCGTAGGCGGAGCTGATCGCAATATCGTATCTAAAAAAGAGTATTCAGGCGTTAACCGTTTAATTCTAGGTATGTCAGGTTACAGCTCACCTATCTGGGGATCATTCAAGCAATGGCAGGAAATGGGCGGGAATGTGCGCAAGGGCGAAAAGGGTACGCAAGTAGTATTTTATTCTCAGGTTACTAAGAGCGAGATTAAGCCTACTGATCTAAACCCTGATAAATCTACTTATGCCTTGCTGAAGTCTTACTATGTTTTCAATTCAGATCAGATTGAGGGATTAGAGATCACTAAACCTGAGCCTGTCATCGCTACCTTTAATCCAGTACCCGCCTTAGATGATCGCATTATTAAGACTGGCGCTCAGATCTCGCACGGTGGTGGTAGGGCATTTTATAGACCTAGTTCAGATAGCATCACAATTCCTGATCGCTCTACTTTTTTAAGTGAGAGCCACTACTATGCCACTGTATTGCATGAGCTGACTCACTGGTCAGGCGCTGAGCATCGTTTAGATCGTACAAAAGGCAAACGCTTTGCTGATAGTGCTTACGCTTTTGAGGAATTAGTAGCGGAAATGGGCGCTGCATTTTTATGCGCTGATTATGGTATTGAAGGTGAGCTGCAGCACGCTGACTACATCGGCAATTGGCTACAGTGCCTTAAAAATGACAATAAGGCGATATTTAACGCTGCAGCACTGGCACAAAAGGCAGCCGATTACATCAACAATTTAGATGCAATAACTAACCAAGCAGCAGCCTAAACAATGCCGTCTTATAGATCCTTGATACCAGGGATCTATAGGGCTTGCATTGTGCAAGTCTTAACCTAACTATTGGAGGATTTATGGATCAAGTAAGAGCCGATATAAAACTATCTACTGGCAGGATAGTAAAACATACTAGGCAGGAAAATGGATCACAACTTGCAACACCTACACCAGGATGCTATGAAATGACTAATCAGGAATGGATAGAGTATTGCAAGATCATTAACGGAGGTTACATACCACGCTATCCAATTCTAGGGGAGGATCTAACAGCATGAGCGCTAGGGATAAATACAGCGCTTATCGTTACTTATGTGCTAAGCAAGGTATCACAGCGCTAAGTTATAACGCCTGGCGATCTACAGTTAAACAGGGCAAATTGTGGCAATAGAGCGCTTTACGGGTTTAGTGGTACTCAGGTATCACTTACCCTGTGAAAACGCTGTAGCGTTTGTTTTAAAGTGTTTTAAAGGTATTTAATAGTTTTATCTTACTAACCTAACTAATTTTCGAGGTATTTATGAGAAATAATGATATTTATACTATTCAACGCAAAATCTTTATAAAGAAGAAATATTCCCCCATGCGTGTGCAAGGGCTGATAAGTAAAGATCAGTTAATTGACTTAGTAGCTGTATTTGGTGGTTTGCTACTGGTTTGGCTACTGTTAGCATTGTGAGAACCCCAAGACCCCATGAACCCCGAGAGAATAAGAACCTTACCCGCCTTACGGTGGGGGATCTCTTTTCAGAGAGTGGTTATCGTTTATCTATGGCACTTAACTAAAGCGGTGCTGTCCAGTAACGGTCCGCCAGATGGTAGCTGCCTTGTTTATCCCTATCCATCACCACAATGTTTAGGAGGGCTGGGTTATAGCCCCGTAGTAGTTCGCTTTAATGGTGGTTTTAATGGTGAGTGGTCTTAAATCGTTATGGATGCCCCCATCGCATAACTAACCTAAAACCACCACTAAAACAAACTTAATCGGATTAGATCATACTTTTTAAAGGAGTGCAACAAAATGAACAAAGCAGATAAAGATGCGCAGAAGTGGCAAGAGATGAACCAAGCAGCTCAGTACCGAGAATGGATCAGAGCAACAGAAACAGGTACGCCTTATTACATCAATCCCCAAGGCGATGTAGTGACCGAAGATAAAAAAACAACACCTAACAAATAAATTGCACTAATCGTAGTAATGTAGTAATGTTCTAACTGTAGTACATCAAAGCCTAACTATATAAAGGAAATATCATGGAATATTGCGTTAATTGCAAACACCTAGACCAAGACACTTTACAGTGCTTGTCACCCCAACGCCCTCACGACATGGTGACGGGACTACAAAAGAAAATGACAGCAAACAATAGCCGTAACTTACCCATAAGCGGATGCGGGGAAGATGCGAAGTGGTTTGCTTTTATTGAAGTAGAGGATCTTGACGATCTTTCAGCAATCCCTTTTGGTAAATAACCTAACTAATGGAGTTAATCATGTCAAAAACACCAAGTAGCAAGAATGAACCTAAGTTTCCAGTAAATAAAGTTGATAAGAAGATCAATGATGCTTACACCAAAAAAGAAGTAGATCGCCTTAAAAACCTAGTGGCAAGGCAAGACGATCAGATCATTCAGATGTGCGATGAGCTAAACGAGTTTAAAAAGAGCATTGAGGAATCAGATGAGGAGATCTCAGTTCTTATTGGTCGCATTGAAAACTATCGTGAAATCATCAAAACTATCTTGGAGATCACAGAATGAAAGCATTTCCAAATCCTATGACGCTAGATCGTAGCGGTAGAACTGTTGAAAATCAAGTCGGCATGGACTTACGAGATTACTTTGCATCCAAAATAATTGTTGCTTTAATACCTAATAATCAATCACCCGAGATGATTCCTTATGTATGCGAGGCAGCATATAAATGGGCTGACACAATGATGGAGGCTCGCAAATGAACGATCAAGCAGATTTTGCACCAGAGATAAGGCGTTCTGCTATCTGGTCTGGTGACAGTCGTAAGGTCGCTAATGGCAAGATGGTAGATGTGATCCTAGAGAAGCAAGGTAAGAAAGAGTTAAAAGACCTCTCAGGCGTGGAAGCAGTGCAGATGGGTCATGTTATGCAACCCCTGATTGGCAAGCTGGCTCAAGATCGTTTAAAGATGGAGTTAAAAGATGCTGATTATTCGATTACCCATTCAAAGCATACTTGGTTTAAATCTCATTTTGATTTCATTAGTGCTGATGGTGGTGTGCTTGTTGAAGCTAAAAACTACAACGCAGCAGTTCGCTCTAAGTTTGATCCCGACACTAATCGGATTCCTGATGCTGATTACGCACAACTTGTCCACGAAGCTGCTTGCCACAATGTTAATCGGATCTTTTTGGCTGTTTTATTTGGTGGTCAAGAGTTTCATACCTTTGAATTTACTATTTCAGACCAAGAAAAAGATGATCTCATACAGAAAATGGCTACAGTTTGGGGTCATTGCCAAGCGGGTACGCTTCCGCCAGCAGAAACAATTGAGCAAACTAAGATCATTTACCCGTCATCCTCTACTGCGGTGGTTACGGCTACACAGCAAGTTGAGTTGGCTATCGCTCAATTACGGGATGTCAAGAATCAGATTAAACACCTTGAAGCTACTGAGGAGCAGATTGAAGTGGCTGTCCGTAATCTTATGGGAGAGTGCCAGGAGATTAGAACAGTGGATGGACAGACATTAGTTTCTTGGAAGTCCTCTAAAAGCTCTAAGAAGTTCTCAGCATCACTGTTTCAGAGTGCCATGCCTGATATTTATGAGCAGTTCGTAGTAGAAACAATGGGCAGTAGGAGATTTTTGGTGAAATAAATGAACAACATTGACCTCGCAATATATGTAATGGCTGCATCCTCAGTCATCGACACAATCCTAACTTTAGCGGAGAAATTTACATGAGCAATATCGTTAGTTTTAACGAGATGGAGCAGATGGCACAAGCAATAGCTAAGTCTGGTCTGTTTGGTATGAAGGACACTAATAGTGTTTTAGCACTAATGGCGGTAGCACAAGCGGAAGGTTTACATCCTGCAACGGCAGCTCGTGACTTTCACATAATCCAAGGCAGACCCGCATTGAAGGCTGATGCGATGCTTGCCCGTTTCCAAAATGCAGGTGGCAAAGTCGAATGGAAGGAATACACAGATGAGCAAGTTACAGGAGTTTTTTCACATCCCAACGGGGGTAACCTTGCGGTTACATGGACCATTGGACAAGCTACCAAAATCGGTCTTGTTAAACCAGGAAGCGGATGGCAAAAGTTTCCCAGAGCGATGCTCAGAAGCCGTTGTATTTCAGAGGGGATTAGATCAGTTTTCCCTGGATCTGTTACGGGGTTCTACTCGCCAGATGAAGTCGAAAACTTCGAAACCCAGACCGTCAAGCCTACCGTATTAAAAGACATGGGATCAGTCATTCCTAGCGTAGTGGATCTTTCCGCTATTCCTGATGACATCCCTGATATGGCATTGCCGATGTATGTTCCTGGTAATGATGTTCCGTATGCGCATTATGTTTGTAAAGATGATTGGATTGATGGTTTCGCAGAGATGCACGCCAAGATCCATGAATCTACCAAGATGACAGCAGAGGAAAAATTCACCAAGATAAAGGCGTTTAGAGATGTCAATGAAGCCTATACAAAAACATTTGACGGCAATACTACAGCAAAGTTTTTATCAAAACTCCAAGCAATTAGAAAGGAAATCAACAATGGCTAATGGTCATATCGCCCAGATGGGCAAAGGTGTTCTGTTTCAGAACGAAAAGAAAACCAATGAGCGCTCTCCTGATTGGAAAGGTACGCTATTGCTCTCAGAGGACTATAAAGCGGGTCAAACCCTGAAGATTGCTGGCTGGACTAAGCAAACCCCTAAAGGTAGTTTGATTAGCTTGTCTGAGGATAACTGGAAGCCTGATACAGGTGGCGCTTATCCAAAAGAAGTGAATAAGCGTGTTGATGATTCTGATGTACCATTTTAGTTTAGAATGGGTATAATGGCACAAAGGAGGTAGCCATGAAAACTTGTTTTAAATGCAAAAAAGAAAAGCCGTTAGCCGATTTTTATAAACACAAAATGATGGCTGACGGTCATCTTAATAAATGCAAAGAATGTACCAAAAAAGATGCAACTGAACACAGAAATAAAAATATTGAAAGGGTTAGAGCGTATGACAGTGAACGAGCAAAACTTCCTCACAGACAAACACTCAAAACAGAGCAAACAAGATTTTGGAGAGCAGAAGATGCCCGAAGAAGCAAATGTCATAGAGCTGTGGCACTTGCCATAAAAAAAGGGGAGCTTGTGCGAAAGGATTGTAATAGATGTGGAGAACCAAAAAGTCTTGCTCACCACGAAGATTACGACAAACCCCTTCAAGTTATTTGGCTCTGCCAGCCATGCCACAATCGTAGGCATAAAGAAATGAAACTTATATTAAACAAAGGATTCTAATGAAAAATTTTATTGTGCTAATTATGGTAGCCGTTACATTCTTGATGTTTGGAATCTCTCAATGTCATGCAGCTACTAAGTGTGAGCGTGACTATACAGGTGGTATCTGTTGTTGGGATACCAATACCGAAGGACCATTTAAACCAATGAGCTGCTATTGATGGTTGTTTTAAATTTACCTTACCCTCCCAGTATCAATAACTACTGGATCGCTTCAGGAAACAGACGGTTTATCTCTAAGCGGGGTAGGGAATTTAAAAATGCAGTCGCAGAGTATTGCGCTGAGTTCAGAGTTCCTAAATTTGGCGATAAACAAGTTTGGGTAGATATTTTTCTCTATCCACGCTCTAAAAAGCTCATGGATGTTGATAACTGCATAAAACCAATATTAGATGCCTTGCAAGATGCTGGTGTATTTGATGATGATGTTCAAGTTCACTGGGTTCGCATTGAGCGAGGTATGGTTAAAAAGAACGGTGGTTGTTTAGTCATGATTGATTATTTGGAAGAATCACCAGCTCAAGGGGAATCTGGCGTGAATTAGCCAGGTAGTTAGGGGTTGAGCCAGCCAACTTCTTGGGCAAGCTGGCACTCATTTAAGGGGATATTTATGAACAATAAACCAGTAGCGTGGATGAACGCACACACAGGGCATTTATGTAGTGGTGGTTTTTTGATGACCAAAATGCAAGATTACATTCCACTCTACACCCATCCAGCAAAGACACTAACAGATGAGGAAATACTAAATATTGCCCATCAAATTCGTTTAATAGATAGGCAAACTGCTGATGATGGGCATTTATATTTTGCTAGAGCAATACTAAGAAAGGCACAAGAGACATGAAACCTTTAATAGATAGATTGCAAATAGCACAAGGTAACAATAATGCGGATGAGTTAATTCCAGAGGTTATTGAAATGCTTTGCCAGCAACAAGCTGAAATAGAGGTGTTGAAAGCCAAGCTAAAGCAATATCATTTAAAAGAAGATTTAGATAGAAACCTAAATTTAATTTATGGCAAGGAGTTTGTTAAATGAACAATGAACCAGTAGCGTGGATGCTTAAAACAGGTCATGGCACAAAGATTGTAGAGAAGAAGCCTTATTGTGAAGTTGATTATTGGAAACCACTTTACACACAGCCAACAAAGACACTAACAGATGCTGTAGTAAACGAATTGTGGGCAGAATCGCATGAAGATGGGATTGCTATGCAACACGGATTTACTACGCAACAACATTATTTTGCCCATCTAATACTAAGAAAGGCACAATAATGAAATTTTGGAAAAGAAAACAGATGAACGGCAAGACTTTTGAGATTGTGCAGATTTTAGGTGATCTCATCATTGTTAAAGAGTTCAAATAGTGAATGGATCAAACTCCTACGCAGAACGGCAAACCGTTGCTAACAAAGGTGAGGTTCTATTTCAGGAATGGTGTCAATTTAACGGCTATCAAGTCAGTAGGATTGGCTTTGATGAAAAGCATGGAAATGTGGCTAATTTTTTCAATTTGCCTTGTCTTTTACGCAATTTACCTGATTTTGTTATCAGTAGAGGTGATGAAACGATGGTGGTTAATGTCAAAGGAACAGCCAATTTTAAGGAAAAAGAAATAAAGATGATTCCGATGTTTCTGGAATGGTTTAGCAGTAAGAAAGCACCACTGGTTTATGCTTTTTGCTTTGAGGGTTGCGATCCCTTGTTTGTTTATCCAGAGAAAGTAATTTATCTGTATGAAAAAGCTACTAATCGCAAATGGAATGATGGAGTGATCTATCGCAACTTAAACTTTATGGAATTATTATGACCGATCTATCTCAAGTAAAAATATTTGTGGCTAGCCCTATGTACGGAGGCATGTGTGCTGGTTACTACACTCAATCAGTGATGCAAGCTCAAATGGTGTTTTCTCATTACAAAATAAACAGCTCTTTTAGTTTTATGTTCAATGAGAGCCTAATTACCCGTGCCAGGAACGCTTTAACAGCAACTTTTCTCAAAGGTGAATATACGCACCTCATGTTTATAGATGCAGACATCAAGTTCAATCCTCACGACATTGTAAAAATGATTGAGGCTGATAAAGACATTATTTGCGGTATTTACCCTAAAAAAGAGATTAACTGGGATACAGTAAAGAACGCAATGGATGCTGGTGTGCCTAATGATCGTTTAAAGCACCATACAGGCTCTTTTGTGGTCAATTTGGTAGATTACCAAGGAGAAGTCACTGTGCCTGTTGCAGAGCCTGTAGAGATCTTTAATGGCGGTACTGGATATATGCTGATTAAGCGTGAAGTTTTTGAAAAGTTAGCAGATCATGTGCCAACTTACTTTAATGATGTTTTAGACCTTGCTGGCACTGTTGGGCAGCGTGATGAGATTAAAGAGTTCTTTACTACTTCGATTGAGCCTGAAACTCAGCGCTTGTTGTCAGAGGATTACCACTTTTGCCGTATTTGGAGGCAAATTGGCGGTAAGGTTTACGCTGCTCCCTGGTGTGATCTCGCTCATATAGGTACTTACGCTTTTGAAGGTAAATTGATCCCTGCTGGTTAATGTTGCAGTGCAACAATTTAATTTTGTTTGGGGAGGAGAAGCCCCATTCAAACCTAGTACCCAATGAATCATAGTTTAATATTTACCCAGATACGCTCATGTATCCAATACAGGGCTATCTTGGTAAATAACTCTATAAACGCAATGGAGAAAGCAAGGGAAGCATGACCAGTGATAATCCAAGACAAAACAAATGTGTCAAGGCTACCTGTGATGCGCCAAGTAACTGCTTTAGCTAAAGACTTGTAATGAGAGTCGATGATCCTAACCCCTTTTACTTGCTCGCTTGGATCGTTTTGATTTACGCTTTTCTGATAGCGCTATTGCTACCGCTTGTTTT